CGCGTCCTCTCTCCCCGGGGTCAGCCAACGGCGGGTCGCGTGCGCGCGCACGCGCGGGGCAGGGCTGACGTGGACTCCCCGGTTCTCGACGCCCTCGACTCCGCCATCGCCGCGTCGACTCACCTGACCGCTCGGGACGCTGCGGCCATCGCTGCGGCCCGTGCGCTCGCTAGCAAGATCGACGCGTGGGACGTGATCGTCGACTGGGCTTTCGAGGACGCGGCGATAGACGGCTCGCGCCCGAAGGTGCCGGCCAACGACAACGTCTCGCTGCCGTCGTTCCTGAAGTACCTCGAGGCGCTCCAGCTGGTTCCGCCGGCGCCGGAGAAGGCGAAGCCCGGCCCGGCGTCTCAGGCGTCGCCGGCGCAGCAGGCGCTGAACGAGATGCGCAAGGGACTGAGCGTGGTTCCGGAGGTGGGGTGATCGGCGCGTGTCGGTCATCACCCACGGGTTCACGACGCCGCGCGTCTTCACCAGGCCGCTCGCGCAGGGCGATCCCGGGCCGTGTGGGTGTGGCTGCGCGCTGACGCCGGAGACGACGCGAGGCTTCGAGGCGGTCGCGTTCGCGACGAACGTCCTCAGGGTGATGCTCTTCCCATGGGAGCGCTGGCTCCTGATCCACCTGCTCGAGGTGAACCCGGACGGGACGCTGCGGTTCCGCAAGGCGCTGGTGATCGTCGCCCGGCAGAACGGCAAGACGCTCGTGGCCGCGATCCTCGCGGCGTTCTTCCTCTACGTGGACTCGGTCCGCTGGCCGCTGCGGCTCAACCCGCGTGACTTCGTGATCGTCGGTGCCGCGCAGAAGCTCGACATCGCGATGAAGCCGTGGACGCAGGTGCGCCAGTGGGGCGGGCCGGACGACCCGAAGATCGGGATCGCCTACGACCGGGTGCCGCTGCTGCAGGCGGCGACGCGGATGCCGCGGATGGTCAACGGCGAGACCGAGCTCGTCACGCACGAGGGTGCGGTGTACCGGCCGCGGACGTTCGAGGGCGCTCGCGGGTACTCCTCGGCGCGGCTGATCCTCGACGAGCTGCGCCAGCAGTACGACTACGAGGGCTGGTCGGCGATCGAGAAGTCGGCGACGGCGATGTTCGACTCGCTGCTGCTGGCCTTCTCCAACGCGGGCACCTACCGGTCGGTGGTCCTCAAGGACGTCCGCGAGATCGCTCACGAGTCGACCGAGGATCCGGACGCGGAGTGGTTCGTCGCGGAGTGGTCGGCCAAGCCCGACGCGACCCTGGGCGACCCGGAGGCCTTCGCGCAGGCGAACCCGTCGGCCGGCTACCTGCCGGGCATGACGATCGCCGGCCTCATGCGCACGGCTCGCAACGCCAGGAACAAGAGCGTCGAGCGCATCGAGGTCCTGTGCCAGTGGGTGACGCAGAACGTCGAGCCGTACATCGAGCCGACGGACTGGAAGGCCCTGCACGTCTCGCCGTCGGATCTCCGGATCCCGAAGGGCGCTCGGACGGTGTGGTCGGTGGACACCTCGCACGACCGGTCCACGACGTGGGTCGCGGCTGCGGTGAAGACCGCGGACGGGCGCCCGTTCGCGACGGTGCGGACCAAGCGCCCGGGGATCGTGTGGGCGGTGGAGTACCTGCGCGAGTTGGCGGAGACGTCGGGTCACCGCGAGGTGGCTCTGCAGGCGCAGGGGTGCCCGTCGGTCGAGTTGATCCCGCTGCTGAAGGCGCTCACCGACGATGCGGGCAAGCCGCTGCTCACGGTCCATGAGATGGACCGGCCGACGTGCGCGATCGCGACGGGCCAGATCCACGACCACGTGATGCGCGACCGGACCCTGGTCCTGACCGAGCAGCCGGACGTCGACCTAGCGATCGAGGGCGGCCTGGCCACGAGGTACGCCGAGAACCGGCTCTGGTCGCGTGAGGCCTCCAAGCCCGTGGACATCGCCGGTGTGTGCGCGCAGACGTGGGCGCTGTACGCCCTGGAGAACCTCAAGCCCGAGCCGAAGAAGCCCGCCCCACCGCCGCCTCGCGCCGCTGTGCTCGATGGCGGCCACGACGGCCCCGACGAGGAGAGCCTCCTCACCGCATCGTTCTAGGGAGGGAGTCCGCATGGTCGAGATCGGCTACCAGCGCGAGAACCTCCCCGGGTGGGGCGCCCTGGCCGAGGACTCGGGCGAGACCAACCCGGCGCTGATCTGGCCGAAGTCGGTCGACGTCTTCGACAAGATGCGCCGCGAGGACGCCCAGGTGGGCTCGGTGCTGCGCGCGGTGACCTTCCCGATCCGGCGCACGACGTGGATGATCGACCCGGCCGGCGCCCGCGACGAGGTCGTGGATCTGGTGGCGGACTCCTTCGGGCTGCCGGTGAAGGGCCGCGATCGCACGGCACCGGCCCGCACACGGGACCGCTTCGACTTCGACGAGCACCTGCGCCTGGCACTGCTCGAGCTGGTCTTCGGCCACTCGGTCTTCGAGCAGGTGTACCGGGTCGACGACGACGGCATGGCGCGCCTGCGCAAGCTCGCGTGGCGGCCGCCGCGGACGATCTCGAAGTGGGACGTCGCCTCGGATGGCGGCCTGGTCGCGGTCGAGCAGTGGGGTACGGCGGGGCGCACGGTGCGGATCCCGGTCGACAAGCTCGTGGTGTACGTCAACGAGCGCGAGGGCGCGAACTGGGTCGGCACGTCGCTGCTGCGCACGGCCTACAAGAACTGGCTCCTGAAGGACCGCACACTGCGGGCGCAGGCCGTCGGGGTCGAGCGCAACAGCCTCGGCATCCCGGTGTACAAGGGCGCCGAGGTCCCCGAGGGGCTCTCCGAGGCTGAGGCGCTGGCCTGGGTAGAGGCGCAGAAGGCCGACGGGCTGGCCCTGGCGAAGGCGACACGGGCCGGTCAGGACGCCGGCGCGTCGATCCCCGCCGGCGCGGAGTTCTCCCTCATGGGCGTGACGGGCAACCGCGCCGACACCGACAAGCCGATCCGGTACCACGACGAGCAGATCGCCCGCGCGGTCCTCGCGCACTTCCTGAACCTCGGCACCGAGACCGGCTCCTGGGCGCTCGGCTCGACGTTCGCGGAGTTCTTCGTCGGAAGCCTCAACGCGGTCGCGCTGCACATCGCGAACACCTGCCAGGCGCACGTCGTCGAGGACCTGGTCGACGTGAACTTCGGCCCGAACGAGCCGGCGCCACGACTGGTTCCGGCGACCATCGGCGAGGAGCAGCCGGCCACCGCGGAGGCCATCAAGTCGCTGATCGACTCCGGCGTCATCGAGCCGGACGACGAGCTCGAGGCCTACGTGCGGCAGCGCTACAAGCTGCCGGTGAAGGACGCCGCGACGACACGGGCGCACGACCACGCTGACCCGACGGCCGAGATGACCGACGCGGAGCGCGCTCGGTTTGCGGCCGAGACGCTCCAGAAGGTCTACCTGGCCGTCGGTCCGGTCATCAACCAGGACGAGGCGCGGGCCATCGCGAGCCGCGCCGGCGCGGACCTCCCGGGGTCCGCCAAGCCCGAGGAGGCGGCATGACCAACGCCAAGCGGACCCACCGCTTCTGGGGCGACAAGCCCCTGCCGAAGACCAAGGCGGAGTTCTTCGACGCCATCACCACCCCGGCCCCAGCCGGTGACGGCACGGTCGCGACCATCCGGATGTACGGCCCGATCGACAGCTGGGGCGGCTACTGGGGCATCTCCACCAAGGACGTCGGCCAGGTGCTCGACGCGCTCCCGGACTCGGTGACGCAGGTGATCCTGCGGATCAACTCCCCGGGCGGCGAGGTGTTCGAGGGCGTCTCGATCCTCAACATGCTGCGCGCTCACAAGGCCACGGTCACCGCGGTGGTCGACGGCCTGGCCGCGTCGGCCGCGTCCGTGATCGCCGCGGGGTGCGACGAGACGGTGATGTCCCCGGGGACGCAGATGATGATCCACTCCCCGTGGACGTTCACCCTCGGCAACGCCGCCGAGCTCCGCAAGGACGCCGACCGCCTGGACGGCATCGAGGCGTCGCTGATCGAGATCTACCAGGCGAAGGCCGGCGACGCCGACTGGGCAGCGCTCCTCGCCGAGGAGACCTGGCTCACAGCCGCGGAGACCGTCGAGCTCGGGCTCGCCGACCGGGTGGCCGTGGTCCCGGACGCGGGCGAGGCCGAGACGGTCGGCGAGAGCGAGCCGGAGATCCTCGTCGTCCCGCTCGGCGACGACGACGAGGAGGACTCCGCCTTCGTCACCCAGATCGCGGCGTTCGCCCGCACCCCCAAGACCCCGGTCTCGTCCGAGCCCGGTAACCAGAAGGAGGAGGACGACATGTCCTACGCAACCCTCAAGGCTGGTCTTCGTGAGCGGCTCGGGATGACCGAGACGAACATGTCCGACGAGGACGTCCTGTCCGCGCTGGACGAGGCACTCGCGGAGCGAGCCGAGCCCGAGGCGGCCGAGGTCGCCACCCTGCCCGACGGAGCGCTCGTCGTCGACAAGGCCGTCCACGAGCAGCTCGTGGCGGACGCTGCGAAGGGCCGCCAGGCGATGGAGACCCTGGACGGCCAGCGCCGCGACGCCATCGTCGCGGCCGCGCTCGCCGACGGGCGGATCGCCCCCGCCTCGCGCGAGGCGTGGCGCGCCCAGCTCGACAAGGACGAGGACGGCACCAAGGCGCTGCTCGAGTCCATGCCGAAGAACACCGTCCCGGTGACCGAGCTCGGCCACGCGGACGACACCAAGTCCACCGAGGACCGGCTGGCTGCGAAGGCCGGCTGGACCACGACCACCGAGGGGGCCTGACATGGCCGACTACCTGCCCAAGTTCAAGCCCGGCCAGGCGGTGACGTTCAGCGCGTCCGCGGCCGTGACGGGCGGCCAGCTGGTCGTGGTGACCGGCGACCGGACCGTCGGCCCGGCGGGCGCGGACGCACTCGCGATCGGCACCGCCGGCTTCGACGCCGCGATCGGGGAGGACGTCACGGTCTTCCTGCGCGGCGCCGGCGTCCACTCGCTCGTCGCCTCCGGCGCGATCGCCGCCGGCGCGCAGGTCATCTCCGCCACCGGCGGGGAGATCGCCACCATCGGCGGCGGTTCCAACCCGATCGGCATCGCGCTCACCGCCGCTGCCGCCGACCAGGACGTCATCGACGTCCTCTTCCTCTGAGAGGGGTGCCGACATGGCGTCGTACACCTACCCGGTGAAGCACCCCGAGGGGACGCTCACCACCGAGGAGCTGCACCTGCTCCTGTCCAACCCGACCGTGATCGCCAAGCGGCTGCACGACCTGACGCAGATGAAGTTCATCGCGGACTACCTGCTCCCGGGCCGGTTCAGCGCGGCCGGCGGCGGGATCTTCTACGAGACCGGCGAGGAGGCGTTCGCCGCCGACGACCCGGAGTCGATCGCCCCGCTCGGCGAGTACCCGAAGGTGGTGCTCGAGACCGGCGAGGTCGTCTCGGCCCGCACGGTCAAGTGGGGCCTGGACGCGGTCATCTCCGACGAGAAGATCGCCCGGCAGGGGATCTCCTACATCAACCGCGGCCTGGCCCGCCTGGGCAACACGATCGTGCGGCACGTGGACTCGGTGGCCATGGCCGTCATCGTGTCGCGCGTGACCTCCACGTTCGCGTCCCCGGCGGCGTGGACGACCGCTGGTGCGGCCGTCGAGGCGGTCCTGTCGATCCAGCAGACCCGCGCCGAGCTCGGCCTGGGCATCGACCTCAGCACGGTCGTCCTGTCCCCCGCGGACTACGCGGCCGTGATCGGCATGCTGATCGACGACAAGGCGCTCCCCCGCGAGGCGGGCGCCACGGCCGTCAACGGCAACATCCCGGTCGACGCGCTGGGTCTGACGTGGGCGACCACCCCGCACTACACGGGCACCAACCCGCTGCTCGTGGACCGGGAGCAGCTCGGCGGCATGGCCGACGAGCGGCTCGGCGGCCCGGGCTACTTCAGCTCCGGCGGCGCCGGCGTCGAGGCGAAGACCATCCGCAACGAGGGTGACGACGGCTACACGCTGCGCGGTCGCCGCGTGACGGTCCCGGTGGTCACCGAGCCCCTGGCCGGCGTCCAGATCACGGGCACGGGTCTGTGATGGCCGCGGCCCAGGAGTCCGCCGAGGTCAAGGCGGCGAAGGAGAAGGAGGCCGCGGAGGCCGCTGCGGCGGCCGAGGCGAAGGCGGCGGAGGAGGCCGCAGCTGCGGAGGCCGCCGCCAAGGCCAAGGCCGACGAGGAGGCCAAGGCCGCCAAGCCGGAGCCGAGGGCCAGGGGTGCCGCCGCGGCGCCGAAGGGCTACAGGGTCACCGGCGCGGCGGTCGTGCTCCGCACCAAGGACAAGACCGAGCGGTACCTGTACCGCGGGGCCGCGATCCCCGACGGCGTGTACGCCGACGACAGCATCAAGCACGCCATCTCGGTCGGCCTGATCGAGAAGGCGAAGTAGCCGAGAACGGGGGCGATGGAGATGCTCACCCCGAGCGACCTGCCCGACCTGGACACGGCCGCGGCGCGGCGACTGATCGCCGCGGCGCGCTCCATCGCCCCCTGTCTCGACTCCCTGGTCGACGAGGCCCGCGCGGATGCGGTCGCGATCCTCACGGGTGTCGCGGCCGAGCTCCCCGCCCCGGGTACAGGGCGGATGCGGTCGCAGTCCCGCAACGGCACGAGCGTGACCTGGGCGGACTACTCGTCGGCCTTCAGCGCTGACGACCGGGCGGCGCTGCGGGCGCTGTGCTCGACCGTCGCCCCATCTGGCTCCCCGGTCGGGCACTTCCCCGTCTCGACCGTCGCCGACGACATCTGGCCGCCGGAGGAGTACCCGTGAGCTGGGGCACCTTCTGGTACCCGCACACCGTCGGTGTCCGTGACCTGACGGCCTCGGGCGGCATGGGCTCCACCTACGGGCCGCCGCGCACCCTGGCGGCCGAGGTGCTGGACGAGCAGACGCTCGTGCGGGGCGCCGACGGCCAGGAGGTCGTCTCGTCCACCCGCGTGACACTGCCCCTGCCGGAGCACGTGCCGCTCGGGTCGCTCGTCACGGTGTGGCCGGGGCAGCCCAACGAACGTGAGGCCAAGGTGCTCGCGGCCGCGGTGAACCCGAACGACCCGCCGCTCGACGAGTACCTGCTGCTGCGACTGGAGTAGGGGCGCTACGGAGTGCTCGTGTCGCGAGCCAGCATCGCGCGCTGCGCGGCCTCACGGTTCGCAGCGGCGCGCTTCGCGGCGATCACGAGCAAGACGACGGCCCCGGCGATCATCGCCAGCCCGACCCACGGAGCGACGTGCCCGACGGTCAGCAGCAGCGCTCCATCGTCACCCTGGTCGGTCGCCCCGCCGATGGTGAACAGCGGCCCGACGGCCACCGCCAGCACAAGGCCGAACGCCAGCAATAGCCACCCGACGATGCGGTACGAGCCGGTCGGTCTGATCTCGTCCATGCGGCTCACGGTAGCGCCGATCCGGAAGGTAGGGAGGTGCGCCGTGGTCACGCAGCACAACGCGAAGCTGACCGAGATCGAGAAGGCGGCGCGCGAGGCCCTGCGCGACACCGCACGCGAGGTGCTCAGGCGCGCCAGGCAGAACGCGCCGAAGGACACGGGCGAACTGCGCCGCAAGGGCCGGGTGTCGGTGAACGACATGGAGGTGCGCGTGGTGTTCAAGGCGCCGCACGCCTGGCTCCAGCACGAGCGCCTCGACTACCAGCACCCGGACGGCGGCGGACCGAAGTACCTCGAGCGCGCGGTCGAGGAGGTCGGCGCCGAAGCCGACATCATCTCCGGGATCAAGGTCCGGCTGCGGTGATGGACGACGCGGCCGTCACGACGGCGCTGTGCGAGCTGCTCGGGCAGGTCCCGGGCTGGCACTGGTCGACCACCACGGCCCCGCCCGCAGGGTCCGTGGGCATCTTCTACGGCGACATCCCCGACTCCCCCGACCGCGCGATCGGCGTGCGGGTCTACGGCGGGACCGACAACCCGCTGGTGTATGAGCCGGAGCGGTCCGTGCAGCTGCGCATCCGCGGTGCGCGCGACGACAAGGACGACGCGGACCGGATCGCCGGGTTCGCGTTCGCGCTGCTCCAGGGCCGATCCCGCATCAAGGGTCTGTCGTGGATCCAGCGCGAGACCTTCGGCCCGCTGGGAGCGGACACGAACGGCCGCGAGGAGCGCACGGAGAACTACACCGTGCAGCTGGACAACGTGGAGGTGGGCACATGAAGTCGACCGCTGACCGCTACCGCGAGGCGGGCATGCCCCCGCCCCGGGACGAGTGCTACGTCCCGCTCGGGTCGCCGCGCGCCCAGGCGATCCTGCGCGAGGTCTCCGTGGCGGACGCCCGACGCATCGGTCGGAAGGCGCGCAAGAGCACCACCGTGAGCGTCCCGCTCGCCGAGCGGGTGCACGACCCGGCCACCGATGGGCCGGTCCTGCCGGAGATCGACCCGGCTGCCTACGGCCCCGACTCGGTGCCGCTGGACACACCTGACACCGACACCACCGAGGAGCAGTCATGAGCGCCGTCACCCTCCCCGCCGGCACCACGCTCGGCAAGAGCTTCGAGTACGGGCTGGACATCAACCTGGGCACCACCGCGGCGCCCTCCTACCAGCCGATCCGGCGCATGAGCGCGTGGGCGCCGTCCTACCCGCCGACCACGCAGGACCAGGCGACCTACGACGACCTGGGCTCGACGAACGAGGCGGTCATTGCCCGGTCGTTCGCCACGTCGTTCACCGTGCAGGGCAACCGGTCGCTGACCACCGGTCTCTACCTGCCCGAGGTGGAGGCGCTGCTGGCCGCGGCGAAGGCCACCCTCGACGGTGCCGTGGCGGACATCCGCTGGTACCACAAGCCGGAGGTCGGTACCCCGAACCCGAACGACGCCGGTCAGGCGTTCTGCCGCGTGGACTTCACGCGCCAGAACACCGGCAACGCCGAGGCCGAGGTCTTCGCGGCCACGCTCACCGGGCAGGGCCCGTTCACCGCGATCGCGAACCCGTTCGCCGGGTGGGACGTCACCGAGCCGGTGCTGTCGACCGTGACCCCGGACGCTGCTGCAGAGGGCGAGCTCGTCACCCTCACCGGCTCGGGCTTCCTGGGCGCGACCGCCGTCGACTTCGGCGGCACCCCGGCCGCGGACTTCGTGGTGGCGAACGCGGCCACGATCATCGCGTCGATGCCCGCCGGCGCCGCCGGTTCGGTGAACGTCACCGTCACGACCCCGGGCGGCACGTCCAACGTGCTGGCCTACACGCGGGGCGCGTGATCCCGTGACCGCTGTCGACTTCGGCGAGTGGGCTGCGGTCGACGGTCTGCCGCTGACGCTCGGAGGCCGCACCTACACCGTGCGGCCTCCGAGCGTGCGGGCCATGCGCCAGGTGCTTGCCGCTGCCGTGCGCGCGGAGGTCAACCTCGGCCTGGTCCAGGGCGAGATCCCGGCCGAGATCCAGGCCGTGCTCGACGACATCAAGCCCGGCGAGCACCCCGGCCTCGGCGACGTCTACGACCAGCTCGACGCCGACGGCGTCCCGCAGGTCGTGGTGGACCGCATGACCTACTACGCCGTCTTCTACTGGGCCCGCGGCAAGGCCTACGCCGACTCCCTCGCGACCATCTTGTGGACTCCGCGAGACGTCGGGGACGCGGGTGACACCGAGGCCCCAAAAGGCTGATCACCGCCGAGGACTGGGCGCCCTACGGCATCGGTGAGCCTGACCAGGACGGGTGGTACCCGGACTACCGGCCCGTCCCCGAGCATCTCCGCCCCGAGCCGGCATCGGTCGCTGTCGCCCCGGAGGTGGACGGGTCGCTGCTAGCGATCGTCGCGCACTGGCGCACCGTCGTGGCGGACCTCGCCCAGCACTTCGGGGTCGATCTGTACGACCCGGCGGTGCTGGGCCGCCCGTGGCCGGGCGTGCGGACCATGATCTTCGCCCTGCTGGACATGCCCGAGTCCCGGCTGCGCAGGGCCCTGACGATCCGGAGGTGATGGTCCCATGTCCAAGGAGATCATCACCGAGCTCGAGGTGCTGTTCACCGCGAACACCCAGAAGGTGGACAAGGCCGCACGGGACGTCCAGACCCAGGCGCAGAAGATCGAGCGCACCCCGGTCAAGCAGCGCGTCGACGGCGACGCCAAGAACGCGCTGGACGCGATGGACCGGGTCGAGGCCGAGGCGAAGAAGATCGTCTCGGCCAAGACGCTCGCGACGGTCGACGCCAACATCACCAAGGCCGAGAAGAACCTCACCGTGGTGCAGGAGCGCCTCGACTACCTGCGCTCGATCGAGGCCACGATGGAGGTCACGGCCGACATCAAGCGGGCCGAGACCGCGCTCAAGCAGATCCAGCGCCGACGCGACGGCCTGGTCTCAGCCCGCGAGTCGATGGTCATCGACGCCGACACCGCGCCCGCCGAGGCCGCGCTCAAGGACCTCCAGGGCAAGGCCGGGGACGCTGGCGACAAGGCCGGCGACGACGCCGGCGAGGGCCTGTCCGCAGGGATCATCGCGGCGATCGCGACCATCCCCATCGCTGGAGCGATCGTGGGCATCGGCGCCGCGATCGGCAAGTCCCTGATGGACGGCCTCCAGGTGGAGGTGCGCAGCGACCGGCTGATGGCCACGACCGGCCTGGACCCGGACACCGTGGGCAAGCTCGCGCGGGCCGCCGGCGAGGCCTACGCGGACAACTGGGGCGAGTCGCTCGAGGCCAACATGGACACCGCGCGCCTGGCCATCCAGAACGGTCTGCTCGACCCGGCCGCGACGGCGCGCGACTCCCAGAAGATCATCGAATCGCTGTCGGGCATCGCCGACATCATGGGCGGGGACATCTCCCGCACCTCCCAGGCGGCCGCGACGATCATCCGATCCGGGCTCGCCAAGGACGCCGCCGGCGCGTTCGACATCATCGTGCGCGGCTTCCAGGTCGGCAACGACAAGGCGGAGGACTGGCTCGACACCCTGATCGAGTACCCGTCCGTGCTGACCAAGCTCGGCATCAGCGGCGCCGAGGCGACCGGACTTATCAACCAGGGCCTCAAGGCCGGGGCGCGAAACTCCGACGTCGTCGCAGACGCGCTCAAGGAGTTCCAGATCCGCGCAACCGACGCCTCCACGGCGTCCGCCGACGGGTACCGGCGGATCGGCCTGAGTGCCCAGGAGATGACCGCGAAGATCGCGGCCGGCGGCGATGGTGCCCGCGAGGGTCTGGCCCAGGTGCTCGACGGGCTGCGCGCCATGGAGGACCCGGTCGCGCGCAACGCCGCCGCGGTCGAGCTGTTCGGCACGAAGGCCGAGGACCTCGGCGACGCGCTCTTCGCGCTGGACCTTTCCTCTGCCGTCGACGAGCTTGGCGCCTTCTCGGGGGCCGCGCAGACGGCGCTGGGTACCCTCAGCGACAACGCCGCGAGCGACATCGCCTCGGCTCAGCGCAACATCGAGGTCGCCGCCGACGGCATCAAGGGCGCCCTGGCCGCGGCGTTCAACCCCCAGATCGAGGACTTCGCGACGTTCGTCAGCGAGAACCGCGCGCAGGTGATGGGCTTCCTGCTCGACCTGGCCAACGGCGGGCTGGACGCCGGCCGGGCCATCGTGAACGGGATCGCCGGCGCGACCGAGGCCGTCGGAGCGTTCATCGCCGGGCCGATCGCCCAGCTCCTGGACGCACTCGCGAACGCCGCGGTCGCCGCCGACGCCGCGCTCCTCGGCGACCAGCATTCCCAGGAGTTCCGCAAGTGGGCGGACGACGCGATCGCTGGGATGAAGGGCTTCGAGGACTCCACCAAGAACGCCGCCGACACGATGCGCACCCAGCTCATCGAGAACGGCATCGACCCGGCCCAGGAGAAGCTGAACGAGGTCGCGATCCCGCTCATCGCGCAGGCGCGTGTGCACGACGCATCGGTGCGGCTGGCCTCCGACATCGACTCGGTGGGCTACGCCGCCGACGGGTCGAAGGTCGCGATCTCGCTGCTGAGCGGCGAGCTCGACACATCGACCGAGGCCGGGCGGCTCCTCGACGAGCAGATGCGCGGCGTCGTCGCCGGGCTGGACGCGCAGATCCGCGCGGGCGTGGAGGCCGGGGACGCGCAGGCCGACCTGACGTCCAGGTACGACGAAGGCCGTGAGGCGCTGATCCGGCAGCTGGAGCAGATGGGGCTGACGACCGAGCAGGCCACGGCGCTCGCCGAGCAGTACGGGGCCATCCCGGGCCGCGTGGAGACCGTCATCACGGCGGACGCGTCGCAGGCTCGCGCCGAAGCGCAGGCCCTGTGGGACAGCTACGGCGGCAAGACCCTCAAGGTGTACATCGACGCGCAGGTCCGAGGCGGTGGCGGCACCGGAGTCATGCTCAGGCAGGCGGCCGGGCACATCGTGTCGGCCGTCCCGATGGGCACCGGCGGCATCCCCGGGACCCCGATGGAGCCGCTCGCCCAGGTGGTGCCTCCGAACACGTGGCGCGTCGTCGGCGACCGGCCCGACGTCCGCGAGTCCTACATCCCGCTCGACGGCTCTGCCCGGTCCTGGGCGCTGCTCTTCGAGTCGTTCCGGCTGATGCCCGGGGCGATGCCGATGGCTGACGGAGCGGTGGTCGGGAGCCCCCTTGGCCGGGGACCGGCTGGCCCCCCGGTCGCGTCGGCGGCCTACTTCACCGACCAGCAGGTCGAGCGGCTCGCTCAGGCGGTCGAGCGGCGCTCGGCTGGGTCGGCGGCCATGGCGGTGCGCCAGGCCCTGGACGTCGGGTACCGCGGGGGTGGGTTCTGATGGGGGTCTCGCCAGACGGAATCCTCGAGGCGACCTTCGACCCGGCATGGGCCGCGGTCCGGCTGGTGGTCGACGGCGGCATGTGGCCCGCGCCCACCGTCACGAACCTCCTGACCTACGGCACGATGAACGCCGACCTGACCGGCTGGGAGGCCGACAACGGGGCCGGCGGCGTCGCGTCGGTCGCGTGGACGGACCAGCAGACCAGGTTCGGCGGCGGGGCCGCGGAGGTGACCTGCGGCGGGACGATCAGCGGCGAGGGCATCCAGAGCTCGGCGGGCAACGCGGCTGCCGCGGCAGTGTCCGGCAACCACGTGGCCTCCGCGTGGATCAAGGCCCCGGCTGGCACCGCCCTGGGCCTGTACCTCGAGGAGGAGATCTCTCCTGGGTCGTGGCTCGGGACCGGGTCGACGTTCGCCGCGGACGGGTCCTGGCAGCGCGTCCAGGTGGTCCGCTCGGTTACCGCTGGGCGCGCCCTGCGGGTGTCGGTCTCGACGACGTCGACCGCGGCGGTGGTGTTCTGGGTCGACGACGTGATCCTGGAGACGGGCGGCACGGCGACGGCCTGGCCTCTGGTCGACTCGATCACCATCACCAAGCAGCCCACCGGGGGCGAACTGATCCCGGTCCGCGGTGTCGAGGACCTCCAGGTGATCGGCGGATGGTTCCTGGGAACTGACCACGAGATCGACCTCGGGTCGACGATCACCTACACGGCGATCGGCACCGCTGATGGCGTCGAGGTGGCCACGGCGACGGTGACCGTCGACACAACTGGCGCTGGGGCGGGACTGTGGGTGAAGGTCGCTGGCAAGCCGGACCTGACCGTGCGCTGCCCGATCAAGGACCTGGGTGCGGTGTCCTCCCCGACGATCGGCGGGGTCTACCAGGTCGCCGCCGGCGGCGGCACCGTGGCGCAGACCTCCGCGCAGTGGTCCGGGGTCCAGTCCGACCGGCTCACGGTCTCGGTCTCGGTCTCGGTCGCTGACCGGGCCCGCCTGCGCGCCGCCCTGGACGCCTCCCGTGTGGTCCTGCTCCAGCCGGTCGGCAGCAGCGACATGGACGCCGGGTGGTACTTCGTCTGGACGATGCAGCGCTCGAACATCGCCCAGGTCGAGGACTTCGACCAGCGCCTCATCGAGCTCGACGTCCAGCGCACGGGCATGCCCGCCGGCCAGGGCGTGGGCATCGCGGGGGTGTCCTGGGCGGCGCTGGCCGAGTCCTACGCCACCTGGGCCGACGTGCTCGCGGCGTTCGACACGTGGTTCGACGTGCTCAAGGACGACCCGTCGTGATCACCCTGTCCGACGCGTTCCTGCCCGCGCTCGCGTCCCCGCAGCAGATCACTGTCCGCGCCGACGTCGCCAAGGCCGGTGTGCAGCTGTTCGCGGACCTTCCCGTCCTGGATGGCGGGGTCCGGGTGGACACCGCGTCGATCACCCGCCGCGAGCTCACGATGGTGCTGGCGCCGCGGCTGCGCACTGGCACCTACACCGATGCCCCGACGCTGCCGGGCACCTACACCGACCCCCTGGGCCACTACGGCCAGGAGGTCTCTGTGCAGTGGGGTCTCACCTACCCTGACGGCTCGACCGAGTGGTGCCCGCTCGGGGTGTTCCGTATCGACTCCCACGACGGGTCCCTGTTCCACGACGACCAGGTCCTGGTGACCGGGGTCTCCCGCGAGGCGTTCGTCGCCGACGACCGCTTCGAGTCCCCCCGGACGATGTCCGGCCCGTCCGCTCAGGCCCTGATCGCCGACCTGATCCACGAGACCCTCCCCGGAGTCGAGGTCGTCTCCACCACCGCCAGCGATCGCCGCGTGCCGCGCACGACGTGGCAGCGGGACCGGTGGGAGGAGGCGATCGTCGGCCTGGCATCGTCGATCGGCGCACAGGTCTACGCCGACCCATGGGGTCGGTTCGTCATCGCCGACCTGCCCACCACCGACACGCCCCCGGTGTGGCGCGTCGCAGCGGGCCCCGGCGGGGTGCTGACCGGCGCGCAGGCATCCTCCACCCGGCGGCGCACCTACAACTCGGTGGTCGTCATCGGCGGGTCGGCATCCTCCGACGTCGCCCCGGTGTCCGCAGTGGCACGCGACACTGCGGCCAGCTCGCCCACCAGGTGGGGCGACCCGGCCGACGGCGCGTGGGGCAAGCGGGCCTACTTCATGTACGTGCCGACCATCACCACCTACGACCAGGCGCTCGCGGTCGCCAGGGCGAACCTGGCCCAGCACGTCGGGGCAGCCTCCACCATGGACCTGACCGCAGTTCCGAACCCGGCCCTGGAGGGCAACGACGTCGTCGACGTCGTAGTCGACCCGTCAGACCCGGCGAGCTCGGGGCGGCGCCATGCCGTGGATGCGCTCACCGTCCCGCTCAAGGCAGGCGGACGGTTCGCCGCCTCGACCCGTGACCTGCGGAACGCCACCGATGAGTGACGCCGCCGACCAGCTGCTCGAGCGCATCGCGCGCCAGCGCGCTGGCATGCACGTCGGGACGGTCGTGGCGATCGACTCCGGCGACAACTCGGTCACGGTCGACCTCGAGGTTGGCACGGTCGAGGGCGTCCGCTGGATCACGTCCTACGTGCCCTCGTTGGGCGATGTCGTGGTGGTCTCCCAGGTGCAGGCGATGTGGGTGGTGCTCGGGGCGCTGTCCGAGCAGCTCGGCGCGGCGATCGGGGAGGCCTCGATCGCGTTCGCCCCGGGGCAGGCCGCCTCGTTCTGGCGCGACTCGAACTTCCCGACGAGCTACTGGTTGCGGACCACCCCCGGCCCGGACGCGTTCTTGGGCGCGCAGGGCAAGACGTGGACCGACACCACGTACACGGTCACCCGTGAACACGGGTCGATCTGGTTCATGGACCCGCCCGACCTGCCCGACGGTGCCGTGGTCAGCGCGGCCCGCCTGACGATGTCCCGGTCGGGGTCCGCTGGTGTGGACCTGCTCGAGCCGGTGCTGTGGCAGCACGGGTACACCCCGTCGACGTGGAACGCAGCTACGACCTTCCCGACCCTGACCGGCCCCGAGTGGCGTCCCGGGTCTCTGGCCGCAGGTCAGACCGGCGTGTGGCCGCTGCCGTCGGCGTGGCTGACCGGGTGGCTGGCCGGCACGACCAAGGGGTGGGCCATCTTCTCCGACCAGTTCACCGACTACGGGCACTTCCTGGGCCCGGGCACCGCGTCGGTGACCGTCGACTACACGATCCCGAGCTGACCGGAGGCCCCGCGATGACCGCGCCGATCCCCGAGCCTGACCGTCGCGAGCATATCCGCGGGCTCGGGTTCGACCCCGACCAGGTCCAGGCCGTGGTCGTCACCGCGACGGCCGCGGTGGCGATCGCCGCCGACTACCCCGAGCCGTACCGCCTGCCTGCCGAGGAGGTCTGATGGTCGCCTACGAACCCGTCCAGGCGGGTCCCTACCCCGAGCCCGGCGACCCGCCCGACGGGCCCAACCAGATGGCCGCGATCGTGCAGTGGGCCGTGAGCCGCGTCGTGGCGCGCTTCGCGTCCGAGGCCGCGCGCGACCTGGCCATCACCACGCCCACCGAGGGGCAGCTCGCCGTGACCGGTTCGGGCGCCACGCAGGTCCTGTGGATCCGCCACGGCTCCGACTGGGTCGAGGTGTGGCGAGACACCAGCTGGGTGGACTTCACGCCAACGCTCACGAACGTGACCCTCGGCAACGGCACGCTCTCGGCCCGGTACACCCAGTCCGGCAAGACCGTGTCGTTCGTCGAGCGCCTGGTCGCGGGGTCCACCACCGCCATCACCGGGACCGTGAAGCTCGGCCTGCCCGTCACGGCCGCGAGCTCCACGCTCGCTGCTGGCACCGGTCTGCGCACGGCTCCGAACGACGGGGTGATCTGGCGGGCCGCGGACACCGGGTCGCTGTTCGTCTACGCCGAGGGCGGCGGCGCCTGGGACAACACGATCTCGTTCGCCAGCGGCGCCATCCTCCAGGTCACCGGCACCTACCAGGCGGCGTGATGGGCACCGCGCCCTGGACCTGGCCCACCCGCGACCCCTACGTCACCTCGCCGTGGGACCCCAAGCGGGTGCACCCCGTGCTCCACGTGATCAAGGCGCACACCGGCACCGACTTCCGGGCCCGCAACGGCGACGAGCTGCTCGCCGCGCACGCCGGCACGGTGGTGCGCTCGGGCTACTACGCCACGCCGGGCAACTACGTGCGCATCGACTGCGGCGGCGGCGTGTGGGTCGGCTACTCCCACCTGTCCAAGCGGCTGGTCGCCGTCGGCGATCGCGTCAGCGCCGGTGAGGTCATCGGGCACGCCGGGCTGACGGGCACCGCGACGGCGGCGCACCTGCACTTCGAGGTCAGCGTCAACGGCACGAAGGTCGACCCGGTCCCGTTCCTGGCCGCTCACACCGGCGCCCGGCTGGTCTCCCACGTCGGGGAGATCCTCGGCGGCTCCCTGCCCACCCCGCCCACCCTCACCCTCCCGGAGGACCTCATGGCGATCGCGAACCGCGACGAGCTCATCGACATCATCCGCGAGGCCGTGCACGGCATGCCGATCGGCAACACCGGACGCAAGGCCGGCGCGGTGCTCCAGGCCGTGCCCATGGAGTTCACGCGCACCGTGCAGGCCGCGGTGCACTCCACGCCGATCGGCCGCACCGGCAAGACCCTGGGGCAGGCCATGGCCGCGGTGTTCGGGCTCGAGGCCGAGCCCGACGTCGACGTCGAGGCGCTCGCGGCCGCCCTCGCCCCCCAGCTGACCGGGCCGCTGGTCGCCGCGCTCGAGGCACATGGCGTCGGGTCCGCGCAGGACGTGGCCGAGGCCGTCGTCGCCGAGCTCGGCAAGGCGATCACGGGTGGCGAGGGCTGACCGTGATGCCCGACCGGTTGATCCCTCGGCTCAACGGCCCCCGCGGATCGTTCCTGCTGTTCATCGGCGGCCTGGCCCTGCTCCACGCGATCTCGTGCCTGTTCGACGACGTGGCGCTGCCGTTCGGCCTGGACGTGCTGAACGAGACCGTGCCGCTGCCGATCTACGCCGCGATCTGGATCGCGGCCGCGGTCCTCGCGGCGATCGCCGCGTTCCGCCGCCCCGATCGCACGGTGCGCGAGGCCGTCGACGTGTGGGCGTTCTCCACGCTCGCCGCCATGTTCACGATCTGGGGCGGTACCTACCTGCTCGGAGCTCTCCTTGCCCCGCGGCCGACGCAGTGGATCTTCGCCGGGGTCTACCTGTTCATCGCTGGAGGTGTGGCGGCGGCGGGTCGCATGATCAACCCCCACCTCAGCGAGGTCGGCTGATGGAGCACGCGACCGACCCCGGCCTGCTCGTTGCGGTCGTCACGTCCATCGCGGCGATCGTCGTGGCCGTCATCACCGGGGCGTTCGCGCGGCGCTCCCACGCCGACGACACCTTGCGCAACGACCTGGTCCAGGCGCGCACCCGCGCCGACACCGCCGAGAACGACCGGCGCCTGCTCATGGACTACGCGCTCGAGCTCCGCGCGGGTCTGACCGCCGCCGGCCGCCCCGTGCCCAAGTGGCCTGACGGCCTGACCCGCTGACCATGCACGCGCCGGCGCCGGACCTTGGCAGCTGGCGCTGGCACTTCGCCGCCGGCCTCGCCGTGATCGTCGCGGCCCTGTCGATCGCCGGGCTGGCCGGCTTCGTCATCGACTGAGGAGGTCGGACGTGAGCACCTTCGATCACATGGACCCGGCCCCGCCCAACGGGCTCGAGCTCGCCGGTCCGCGCGTGGCCTACCAGTGGGTCGACGGCCCCGCCGCCGAGCGTCACGTCGGCCGGGCGCCGGAGGGCAAGACGTTGCTGGTGTGGCACTGGTGCGACTACTCGGTGTGGCACGCCCGGGCCGCCACCGACCCGGCGATGCACGCCGAGCTCATCCCCGAGCCGCACTGGTCCGCCACAGGCGCCGGCGCGCACGACCTGATCGCCGCCGAGCCCCTGCACCTCGAGCCGTCGGTGTACTGGCCCAGCTGCTGCGGCCTCCACGGCTGGATCCGCGGCGGCCGGTGGGTCGGAGCGTGACCCGTGGGCGCCCACGTCGCACCGCGCCCCGATCCTGACGCCCGCGATTGGTACGACGACCACGCCTGGGAGACCGGCGACGACGCCCAGCGCGTGACCTTCGCGCCCATCCCCCGCCGCTGCCCGCCCGCGTACCCGCTGCGCGGCCAGGCCTGTCCCGATCCAACGCCTGAGGAGGCACCGTGTTCACCCAGCTCGCCAGCCTGACCTGGTGGAAGGCCGCGGGGCTGCGCGCCCTGCGCACCCTGCTCGTCGTGCTCGCCCCGTTCGTCCCGGCCCTCGTCGACGACCCGACCGGCACCTGGGTCGCGGCCGCGTCCACCGTGGCGCTCGCCGTGATCGCCTCGCTCGCCACGTCCCTGGCCAACCTGCCCGAGCTCGGCGGGACCGCCCGCCCGTGGTGGGCCGGGATGCTCGACCGGGTCGTCAAGACGTTCTTCCAGGCCATCCTCGCCGGCCTGGGGTCCGCGGTTCTGCTGTCCGACGTCGCGTGGGCCCAGCTGGCCGAGCACGCCGCCGTCGCTGCGATCGGTTCCCTGATCTTGGCCCTGATCGCGACCCTGCCCGAGTCCAAGTCCGACGTGGCCCTCGCGGCCTGACCTGAGGAGCACCCATGGTCGCCAAGACCGCCGACCCGCGGATCACCAAGCGCCGGGTCACCATGCGCTCGATCCAGCTCACCCCGACGGGCCCCGTCGAGCACAAGGCCGTCGACTACGTGCGCCCCGACCACCTCGATGCCTACGTCGCCGACGCGCGCACCCGCTGGCAGGTCGTCGAGGTCTCCGACGAGCCGGACGCCGGCCCCGGCGGCTACGAGGGCCAGACCGCGGTGCCCGCGCACCTGCCGCTCCCCGACGCCGGGACCACCTACCCGGCCGAGCCCAAGGAGGCGTGAGCGATGCCGATCCAGACCGCTGCCCTGCGCACCACCCTCGCCGACGCCTACGCCGCCGCCGTGCCCTACGGCGGGCTGTTCGAGTCCGACCCGGGCTCGACCGGCTCCGCCGCCGGCGAGGTCAACGGCGGCTCGCCCGCCTACGCCCGCAAGGCCCTCGGCTGGTCCGCCGCGGCCAGCTCGGCCACATCGGGCTCAGCCGCCTTCGACGTGCCCTCCGGTGCCGCCGTCAGCCACTTCGGGGCGTGCGCGTCGAACGTGGCCGGGACGAACGACGTGCAGGACTCGACCACGGTCGGCCCGCAGTCGTTCTCCTCGCAGGGCACCTACACCGTCACTCCGACCTACACCCAGAGTTGACCGTGGCCACGGCGACCGACCGGGCCGCGCTCGAGGCCGAGCTCGCCGACGCGCGGGCCGACCTCGAGCGGCACGCCGGGGCCGTGCAGTCGGCGGCCGCGTCCGGTCTGTCCAACTCCTCGCTCGTCAAGCGCGACCTCCAGCGCGTCGAGGACGCCGAGGCCGCGCTCGCCGAGCTCGACCAGGTGCAGCCCGACCCGTTCGCGCGGCCGGGCTGGTCCCTGGACGAGCTGGTCGACCTGTCGTCCCCGGACGGGTGGAAGCTCGAGGACTTCACCGCCTCGAACACCGCCAGCCAGGACCTGCCGGCCAACGTGTCGTTCGGCCCCGAGGGCCTGCGCATCGTCGGGCGGCGCGAGCAGACCCCGAACGGGTCGCCGTACTCCTCGGGTGACGCGAAGGGCGTGGGCCACCCGATCCCGAACTACGCGCGGGTGGAGGTCGTGGGCCGCGGCCCGCACGCGCCGGGTCTGTGGCCGTGCGTGCTGTGGCTACGGCCGCTGGTCGGCGATGTCGGCGAGATCGACCTGATGGAGAACTTCGGGGGCCAGCCGCGCGCGGCCGCGACGCTGCACAACGCCTACGGGTCGGGCCACAAGATGATCCACGGGAACCTGCCGTGGGCGGCGCTGCCCGACCCGACACCGGCCGAGCTGCACCGCTACGTGCTCGAGAAGACCCAGGGCCGGATCGTCATCACCTGCGACGACGTCGTGATGATGGACGTCGGCCCTGCCAGCCCGAACCCGACGGCGCCGATCCCGGACGGGTTCGACTGGGACGCGACGTTCGAGGTGACCGGTCAGCGGTGGTACCCGCGGGTGACGCTGCAGATCGGGTGCGGCACCGCCAACCCCGACTGCGCGACCGGGCAGCCCCCGGCGAGCTGGACCTACACGGACATGCTCGTCACCGAGCTGCGCATCTACGCCCCCGCGTGAGGAGGTAGGCCGTGACGCTCTCGGACCCGTCAGTCCTCACCGCAGGCTCCGACAGCACCGACGGCACCAGCTACGTCACGGCCTCCATCTCCCCGACCGCCGGCGCCCGCGTGCTGCTCTTCGTCGAGATCGGCATCGTCGGCACCGCGGTGTTCCCCTCGGGTGTCGCCGGCGCAGGGCTGACGTGGGCCGAGCTCACCGCAGCGCGCGCCACATCGGCGTCGGGCTACTTCAACGGCACGATCTTCGACGGTGGCGTGTCCGACGGCACCACCGGCGCGATCACGATCACCGTGCCGTCCACGATGTCCGAGGCCATCTGGTTCGTCGTCGAGGTCGACGGCACGGCGCCGATCATCGCCCAGTCCGCCGGCGCGGCCTCCGGGTCTCGCTGCCGTCGGCAGCCTCCACCGGCGGCAAGACCCTGGCCTCGATCGTCAAGAACTCGACGTCGGCGACGATCGCGCCCGGGGCAGGGTTCACCGCCTACGGCACCCAGCCGACCGCGGCCGGGCCCACGACCAAGGGTCAGTTCCAGTACGGCTCCGAGCTGCAGACGGCGGCCTGGACGCTCTCGAACACCAACCAGCAGGTCATGACCGTGGTGGAGGTCGTCGAGGACGGCGCCCCGGCCCCGAGCGCCCGTGACCGCGTCGCGTCCCTGGCATCGTTCGCGTCGGACACGTCGGTGACCACCGGGACCGCGACCTTGACCGCGGACGTCGCCGACGAGACCGCCGTGGTGGTGTGGGCCGCAGCCGGCGCGACCCCGATCATGGACCTGTCCGACTCGCAAGGTCACACATGGACGTCCCTGGGCTCGCGGGTCACGACCACCGGGGCCCTGTCCAAGGTGCAGGCGTGGTCCGGGACCGTCACCGGCTGGGTCAGCGGGTCGACGATCACGATCGACCGGTTCGACACCGACGGGGTCACCCCGCTCGCGGGCGGGCTCGCGTTCGACGTGGTCCGCGCCGAGGACTTCGACCCCGCCGCGATCGGGCTGGTCTCCGACTTCAACGACGCCGCGGACACGTCCTTCACCGCCGGCGGCGTGGTCGTCACGTCCGACGGCTCCCGGGTCATGCTCGGCGTGGCGTCCACGACCGGCGCCGACCCGTCAGCCACCGCCCCGGCGACGCTCCTGGACCCGGTGATCTCCACCGGCACGGGCAACCCGCGCGAACTACTCGTGGCCCACCAGCCCGCGGACATCGGGACCACGACCCCGGAGATCACCTCCACCGTGGGCCGCCCGTTCGCGGCCGTGGCCTTCGCCCTGGCGCCCACGCCGATCAGCGTCGCCGACGCCTGGACCGCGGTCGAAGGCGACTCCCTGACCGAGCGGCCCGAGGCCGTCGCACCGCCCACCCGCGAGGCCACCACCCGGGCACTGTGGAGCTCCTACGGCTTCACAGACGCCCGGTTCGGGTGGTACGGCGACGGCGGCAAGCGCATCGACACCGCAGACTCCAACGGCTACACCGGCCTCGAGGCCCTGGACCTGATCATCACCGCGCTCAAGCGGCCCCCGCAGATCCTGGTCGCCGCCCTGGGCACGAACAACACCCCGGACGGCACGACCGCGTTCGAGGCGGCCATGCGCGACTACATCGACGGCGCGCTGGCCCGCGGGGTCCGCAAGATCCTGTGGCCCTACCTGGTCTACCCGGCCGAGAACAACACCAACGCCCTGACCTACAACCCGGTCATCGAGGCCGTCGCCGGCGACTACCCCGAGGTCACCACCCTCGACCTCAACACGATCCTGCACTCGCCCTACGTCGAGAGCAACTGGCTGCTCGGCGACGTCCCACACATGACCGTGGAGGGGTACGCCCGCCGCGACAGCGCGCTCGCCGAGGCCGTCATCGCCCTCACCGACGCGTTCATCGACGTGGCGACCCTGACCGGATCCGGCGCGCTGACTGCGGGCGCTGCACCCACGGTCGCGGCAGCGCCGGCGCTGTCCGGGTCGGGCTCCCTCGGGGCCACCGCGGAGCCCGCACCCGCCACGGCGCCGAGCCTGTCCGGGTCGGGAAGCCTGAACACGGCCGCACAGCCCGCCCCAGCCACCACGGCAGCCCTGTCGGGCTCCGGTGGGCTGTCAGCCACGGCCGCACCCACGGCCACCGCAGCGCCCGCCCTGAGCGGCTCCGGGGCGCTCGTGGCCGTCCCCGCGGGAAGCTCGTCGGACACCGCGAGCCTGGCCGGGTCCGGCGCCCTCGCCGCGGGCGCCAGCCCCAAGCCGAGCGGCGTGGCCACGCTGGCCGGCGGCGGCACGCTGACCACCACGCACGAGCCCGCAGCCGCGGCCGCCGTCGCGCTCTCGGGGTCGGGTGCGCTCGCAGCGAGCGCAGGCAACGACCACGCCGCGGCGGCGACCCTGAGCGGCGCCGGCCAGCTCACGACCACCCGGGTGCCCGCGCTCGCTGGCGTCGCCACCCTCACCGGGGCCGGGGTCCTGACCACGACGTGGCTGCCCGCGACGTCCGGTGCGGCGACCCTCTCCGGGTCGGGCACGCTGACAGCGACCGGGTCCACTGTCGTGCCCCCGCTCGGCGTGCGCGTCACCGGCGGCCCAGGCTCCAACCGCTACGCCGGCGCCGGCAGCACCCGCTACGCCGCGGCCACGACCCGACGATGGACAGGAGGCTCTGGTGTCTGATCTCGAGCTGCAGCGCGAGACCGTGCAGATGGTGCCGGTCACGCTGACCAAGACCGTCGCCGGCGTCGACACTGCACTCGGTCCCACCGGGGTCGAGGTCGCCTACGTGCGCGACGAGGATCGCCCCACCGCGAGCGACTGGGCGGCGCCAACGATCGACGGCGACGACTGGGGGCCCCTGGTGACCATGCCGGCGCCGGGCAGGTACCGGGTCTACGCCCGCTTCACGGCCGCGCCCGAGATCCCCGTCATCCCCTGCACCACCTTCGTCGTGCGCTGACCCGCAGCAGCGCGCGCACCGCGCCCCCCGCCTGGCTTCGGCTGGGCGGGGGGCGCTTTTCGCACGTCCAGGCTCAGGCCTGCGGTGCGACGACGCCAGCTGCGTCGTCCAGGCTCATGCGCACGCTCGCCCCGCGATCCGGGGCCAGGGCCTCGACGTAGTACGCGCCCACGTGACGGGCCGCCTCGACGGCCTCGTCCTCGCTGGTGGCATCGAGCCGCACGGTGACGACGGCCGGGACGGTGAACTGCACGGTGAAAGACGCCATGGCGTCGAGGCTACCTCTCCGGTCCGGGCTCAGGTCGACGTCAACCTCAGACGCTCCGCCATGCCGTCCAGGGCCTGGCGCGCGAGCGCTTGCGACACGTGCTGGTAGCCGCGCGTGGTGGCGATCTTCGAGTGCCCCATGATGGCCGTGATCACCCCTTCGGAGACGCCACCCTCCAGGAGCAGGGTCGCGGTGGTGTGCCGGGCCTCGTGGAGCATGTACGGGCGTCTGGCGGCGTGCCGCACATCCGCTGCGACCTGGAGTGCGTACCAGGCCTCGCGGTCGTCCGCGCCGCGCTGTGGCTGGCCGTCAGCACGTGGCCACACCAGGTCGTAAGGCGAGTCGGGAGCCAGCGTCTGCCACCGGCGCAGCGCGCCGTCCATCCAGGCGACGATCGGGATCACCCGCCGCCCGGCGGAGGACTTCGGGCGCACCAGGTGCCAGGCTCTGGTCAGGTGCCGGGCCTCGTAGCCGTCGGGGATCCGGAAGCCCGAGGACCGGTCGTGCGGCACGTTGTAGGGCAGCGCTTGGAGCTGCCAGGAGACGTCGAGCACACCGCCGTCGAGGTCGACGGCCTCCCACGTCAGACCCAGGCACTCGCCCTGGCGCATGCCCTGGAGCAGCGCCGCCACCCACCGCGCCTGGTCCCGCCGGGCCTCGGCGACCTTGAGCAGCGCGAGCGCGTCGGGCAGCGGGATCGCGTCGCGGTCGGACGTGGCCTTGCCGGGCGCCTTGAGGTGCAGGAGCCGCTCGGGCACCGGATGGCCCTCGACGATGGCCGCGCGCAGCATGCGAATGAGCACCCCCTGGGCGTAGCCGGCGGTGGTCGTGCTGTTCCCGGCCTTGCGCACAGCCTCGGTGACGGCGCGCACGTCCGCGGGAGTCAGGTCCGCGAGCGCCTTGTGGCCGATGGTCGGCACGATCCAGCGACGCACCACCGAGGCATCGGTGGCGTAGTAGCGGGGGCGTGCGTGGTGCTCGAGCTCGGCGAGCCAGGTGGTCGACCACGCCTTCGCGGTGGTCCGGGCCGACAGGCCCTGGGCCGGGAGCCCGGTCTTGGCGATCTCGCGCTGCTTGGCCTCGATCTTGCGGCGGCACTCGGCCTCGGTCTTGGCCGAGACGGTGATGCGCCTGCGGGTGCCGGCGGCGGTCCATCCGGCCTCGATCGTGCCGATGAACCGGCCGTCGGAGGCGCGCTGGTGCACGCTGCCGGTGCCGTACTGCCGACGCTTGCGGGCTTTAGCCATCTCTGTAGCCATCCTCAGGCTATCCACTGGGTACGCACGGACCATATCACTGCACGTCAGGACCGCTTTCCAGGCCCCCTCACCGTACCGCAGTCTCTGACTGTTAATCAGAGGGTTACTGGTTCGAGTCCAGTCGGGGGAGCCACCAAGAAACGGCCCGCCACCAGCATCGACGCCGGGGCGGGCCGTTCGTCGTCAGAGGCTCCCTGTAGCCATCGTGTCAGCCATCGCACGATCCCAGGTGCGAGCGATCCCGCCATGCGAGCACTGAGGGTCACCTGAACGGCCGAGCGTGCCCGGTATGCCCCGGTGCGCCTGCGCCGTCCGGGTGAGACCGCCACTCGGACGGGTGAACCGAGTGGGCGGCCGGTGCCACGATCGGGCCAGCCGCAACGGGGCGGCGCGTGGAGCAGGGGGACGGCAGTGGCGTCGATGATCGAGATGGCCCGGGCCTTCGAGGTGGCCGTGGTCGGCGTGCCCTGGCTGGCCGGCGGGGTCGAAGCCGCCTGGGTGCCCGAGCACCGGGTAGTCATGGTGCTGGAGACCGTCACCGGTCCGAGTCGTGATGACCTGGTGGCTCAGGCTCTGGAGGACGCGACGATAGGCCCCGCACGTCGGTGACCGTCGAGACCCGGGGACCCATCCGCCGCGCCACCTCGGCGAGCAGTTCGGCGTCGCTGGCCTGATCCAGTGCCGGTGTCGCGCGCGGCCCGCCCGTGATGGCCTCGCGCAGGGCGCCCTCGCGGTTGCGCGGGACGGTCTCGCCGCGCTCCCAGTTCCCGACCGTCCGCGCCGAGACTCCGACCACCTGGCCGAGCTCGGCCTGGGTCATCCGCGCGCGCTCGCGACCCTCGCGGATCTCCTGACCGCTGATCATGTGACGCACTCCACTCGGGAAAGAGCAGGAAAGCAAGGGTGTGACGCGGGCCAGGCTACCCGGTCACAGCGGGAAACCATGCGTGTAGTTACACGGCGTTACCGCAGGTCACAGTCACTTTCATGATCTTTCCGTATCCTGCTTGACACTCTTTCCCTCGGTTGCCTACAGTGTCCCCATGGCACAGCGGCGAGTGAACGGGGCGGCGGTCAGGGCCCTGCGCGAGGCGGTCGGCATCAAGCACGGTGTCTTCGCCGTGGACTGCGACATCAGCCCCGGCTACCTGACCAACATCGAGAAGGGCCGCAAGCAGCCGGCCCCCGACGTGGCCCGCGCCCTCGCCGCCCGTCTCGGCGTCCCGCTGGACGCCATCACCTACGTCGTGGACGAGGTCGCCTGATGCCCGCCACGACGACCTGGCCCGAGTGGATGACGCTCCCGATCGCCGCCGAGTACCAGCGGGCAGCCGGGGTCTCCACGCTGCGGCGCGCGATCCACGCGACCGACCCGAAGACGTTCCCGCCGCCCCTGCCCGCCAAGCGCGGAGCCAAGGGCGCGCTCATCATCCGCCGCACCGACCTGGACGCCTGGCTCGAGCGACTGCCCGACGCCTGACATAGGAGAAGCCGCCCCCGGCTGGCAGGCCATAGGGGGCGGCACCCACAGAGAGGTTACCGCGATGGACCCGAACACCGGCCGCATCTTCCGGTCGATCGACGCGGCACATGCCGCGGGCGTGACGAACCCCGTGCTCGTCGAGGGCGCCCCGGAGGACGTGGAGCGCATCTCGTCCGCCGTGCAGGCGCAGTGGACGCGCGAGCAGAAGGCCCGCCGCAACGCCGCGAACCGGGCGGCCCGCCGCTCGCGCCGGGTCAACCGGAAGCGGGGTGCGTGATGAACGCCCACGACAACGCCTCGCTCGTCGCGCCGTCCGAGCCCGAGTACACCGCGACCGAGGGCAGCGCCGTGCCGCCCTCGGCCATCACGCACCCGGCCATCGCCGAGTGGTCCGCGATGTGCGACGTCCGCCGCACGATGCTGCGCGCCGACCGGTACGTGCGCACGCTGGACGAGGCCGGGCTGCGCGTGCTCTCCGTGGACATCGATGCGCGTCGGGCCATGATCCAGGTCGCGCCCGGCATGGTCGCCGCCGCCGCCACCGAGCTCGGGTGGTCGGCTGCGCACGAGGTCTACGGCGACATCGACAGCCCGTCCGAGCGCGTGCTGCGCGAGGTCCGGCCGATCTACGACGCCGACCGCGTCTACGGGGCGGTGTCGCCATGAGCGCCGTCCGCCGCCTCGCGAGCATGTCCCCCGCCGAGTTCGCCGCGTCCCGCGCCAAGCGGTCCGGCGACGAGCGCGCACGGGCCCGCTGGGACGCGATGACCGCACCCGAACGCCCGCGCACGCCGACGAACCCGCCGCGCGCGCTCACCGCCGTCCGGTCGCTGGACGACATGACGCCGGCCGAAGTCGTCGCTTCCGCGGCCCGCGTTCTGTCCGTCGCCACGGGCATCACGCCGGAGCTGATCGAGCGCACGGAGCGGTGGTCGGCGATGGAGAGGCGCGCCGGGATGCGCGTGGTTCCCGAGCGCACGTCCGAGGACGACCTGGACCTGGCCGTCGCGATCGCGAACGGAGTGGCCTGATGCCCACGCCCTTCGACCCGATCCGCGAGGACGCCCTCGACGCGGCCCGCACCGCGGCGCACGAGCTCGACGCCGACCATGACGAGCACGCCGCGGACGCAGCCGAGGACGAGCGCGAGCGCCGGGAGCAGGAGCGCCGGGAGGACGACGTGATCGAGCGCGACGTGGCGCTCGATGGCTGGGGCTCGGGGGTGTGGTCACGAGCCGCCTCCTGTCCGATGTCCTGGAGGCCTCCGCCCGGGCCCTGGACGGCACCGAGACCCTCGAGGTCCTGGCCGGGGTGGTCAAGGTCGACGAGCTCGTCGACGCGCTCGAGCACGCCGCGGCCATCGCCGCCGAGGTCGAGCACGAGGCCAACCGCGCCGCGAACCTCGCCCAGACCGGCGTGGAGCCGGCCTACCCGCCGCTGGTGCGCCTGCTCGCCCGCTCGCTGTGCGAGGTGCCCGCATGAGCGCCGCCCCGGCCCTCGCCTTCTGGCTCGGCTGGCTGACCGGCATGGCCTTCATGGTCGTGCCCGTCACGGTCCTGCTCGTTGCCCTCGCCCGGGCCCAGCACCGCGCCGACGACCGCCGGGCGTCGTCATGAAGACCCGGGACTGGACCCGCGGCGTGCAGATCGCCGTCGCCGTGCTGGCCGTCCTCGCCTCGTGCGCCTGGCTGATCGGAGGTCTTCCGTGAGAACCACCGTCCAAGGCGTCCTCGACGTCGCCGCCATCGCCGCACCCGATGCCGTGCCGAACCACGACCGCAGCGTTCGCGCGATCAAGCGCGCCGTGCTCGACGCCGCGTCCGAGCACAACGGCCACGTCCACGCGTCGTGGGTCCGCCCGCACCTGCCCGAGTCGACCACGCCGCACCTGATCGGCGCCGTGATCCAGGGGCTCATCAACCGGCAGATCCTCGCGCCGTCCAACAAGCCACCGCTGCCCAACGGCGGCGGGTCGGGCAACGCGCACAAGCTCTCGCGCGTGTGGCGACTCACGCGCGCCATCCCTGTGGAGGAAGTCTCGTGACCACCACGACCAGCCCGTGCGGCGAGCGCGCGCTCGACCCGCGCCACCACGCCGCCGCGGCGCTTCGCCTAGCGCGCACCAACCACGTTGGGTGGGAGGCCCTCAATACCGCCGCCAACGACCTCGCGCGCCACGTCGCCGACTGCACCGTCGACGGCAAGTCGCAGGGCGTGATCGACGTGTACGCCGCCGCCTACACGCTCGTGCGCGCCGGATACCGCAAGGCACTCGAGATGGCGGTCGCCCGGGCGGCCGACCGGGTCGCGGGGGTGGCGGCGTGACCACGATCACCGAGCCCGGTGTGATCCCCGACATGCCCGAGGACGTCTACCACGCCGACCCCGTCGAGGGCGGCTCGCTCTCGCACACCGGGGCCGTGTGGATGCTCGACACCCCAGCGCGCTTCCGGCACAACATCGAACACCGAGTGGACAAGAAGGCCTTCGACGTTGGGCACGCCGTGCACGGACTCGTCCTCGGCACCGGCTCGCCCGTCGTCGAGATCCCCGAGCACCTGCTCGCGACCAACGGGGCGGCGTCCACCGCAGCGGCCAAGGCCTTCATCGCCAAGGCGCGCCTCGATGGCCAGGTGCCGCTCAAGGCCGACGAGCTCGCACCGATCCGCGCCATGGCCGAGGCCGTGCTGTCGCACCGGATCGCCCGCTCAGTGTTCGAGCGCGAGGGCGTCGCCGAGGCGTCCGCGTTCGCGCAGGACCCGGTGACCGGCGTGTGGCTGCGCGTGCGGCCTGACTTCCTGGAGAACCAGCGCGGCGGGCGCACGCTCCTGGCCGACCTGAAGACCGCGCGCTCGGCGTCACCGCGCGCGTTCGGCCGCTCGGCCGGGGACTTCGGCTACCACCAGCAGGACGACATGTACTCCACCGTCGTCCGCCTCGCCCGCGGCGACCACGACACCGCATTCGTGTTCGTCGTCGTCGAGGTCGACCCGCCACACCTGGTCAACGTCATGGAGCTGGACGCCGCAGCCAAGCGCATCGGCGCCGAGCGCAACCGCCGCGCGATCGACCTGTTCGCGCGCTGCAAGGCCACCGGCGAGTGGCCCGGATACCGCGAAGAGGTCGCGCTCGTGGCCCTGCCCAAGTGGGCGGAGTACGAGCACGAGGACCTGATGGAGATGAGCGCATGAGCACCGAAGTCGCCCTGCCGTCCGACCGCGCCGCAGCTGCGCGCGTGGAGGCCGCTACGCAGGCCACCGCCGTCGAGCAGGCGCGCGCCGTGGCCGAGGTCGCCGCGGCCGTGAAGGTCGCCCAGGAGTTTCCGCGCGACACCACCCGCGCCCTGGCGCGGATGCGCGAGGCCTGCTCGCAGGACGCGCTCGCCGACCGCGCGTTCTACTCGCTCCCCCGCGCCGGCGGCAAGGTCGAGGGCACCACCGTGCACGTCGCCCGCGAGCTCGCCGGGTGCTGGGGCAACGTCGACTACGGGGTGCGCGAGCTGCGCCGCGACGACGAGGCCGGCCAGTCGGAGATGCTCGCCTGGGCGTGGGACCAGGAGACCAACGTCCGCTCCTCGCGCTCGTTCGTCGTCCCCCACGCCCGGATGGTCAAGAAGCAGCGCGAGGCCCTGACCGACCTGGGCGACATCGCGAACAACAACAACTCCGTCGCCGCGCGCGCGGTGCGCGAGACCATCTTCACCATCCTGCCCGTGTGGTTCCGCGTCGAGGCCGAGACCATCCTCGCCGCGACGCTCAAGGGCGACACCGGCGGCAAGACACTCGCCCAGCAGCGCAGCGACGCGATCCGCCACTACGACGTCGAGTACCACGTCGCCAAGACCCAGCTCGAGGAGCACCTGGGCCGCAAGGTCGGCGAGTGGACCGAGGGCGACCTCGCCGCGCTGCGCGTGCTGTCCACCGAGATCCGCCGCGGCGAGAAGCGCGCGGACGAGGTGTTCGCGGCGAGGCGGCTCACCGCCGAGGAGCTCACCGGCCAACCCGACCCGTGGGCCGACGCCGAGCAGCGCGCCCACGAGGCGGAGGAGCGGTCATGACCCGCTACGCCGAGGGCACCTCGGTCTCCCCGGAGCGCTCCCAGGCTGAGATCAGCGAGAACCTGCGCCGCTACGGGGCCAGCTCCTACGTCTCGGGCTACGAGGACAACCGCGCGATGATCGCGTTCAAGGCGAACAACCGGACCATCCGCTTCATCCTCGATCTGCCGCTGCCGGGTGACGAGGAGTTCCTCTGGACCCCGACCCGGCAGAAGCGCAAGCCCGACGCCGCCCGCGCCGCCTACGAGGCCGAGATCCGCCGCCGCTGGCGGGCACTGGCCCTGGCCATCAAGGCCAAGCTCGAGGCCGTCGCCACCGGCATCGCGTCGTTCGAGGACGAGTTCCTGGCCTATACCGTCCTGCCCGACAACACGACGGTCGGCGACCGGGTGCGAGCCGAGATCACCGAGGCGTGGCGCACCGGTCAGGCCCCGCCCCGGCTCCTGCAGATCGGGGACGGGCGATGAGCACCTTCACCCTGCAGCGCGTCGACCGCGATCACGTCGACCTGGTCTGCACGTGCGGCGCCGAACCCGTGCGGCTCCTGGCGAGCGACCGGCTGGCCATCACCCAGGCCAAGCGCGACCACCGCTGCCGGCGGCACCCGGCGCCGCAGGCACCCGAGTGGCGACCCGGAGGGGGCGAGGCAGCATGACCGAGCGGAGCGAGCGGATCTACGTCGCCTCGTCGTGGCGCAACGAGTGGCAGCCGCACATCGTGACGATGCTGCGCGGCCTCGGTCTCGAGGTCTACGACTTCCGCAACCCCAAGCCGGGGGACACGGGCTTCGCGTGGAGCGAGATCGACCCGGACTGGCAGCGGTGGGACACGGCAGGCTACGCCGCCGCGCTCGAGCACCCCGTCGCCGAGGCGGGGTTCCGGAGCGACTTCGACGCCATGAAGTGGGCCGACACGGTCGTCATGGTCACGCCCTGCGGCTCGTCGGCGCACCTCGAGCTCGGGTGGGCAGCTGGCGCCGGCAAGCGGACCGCCGTCCTGGCGTTCGCGATCCGCGAGCCCGAGCTGATGGTCAAGGTCGCCGACGCGATCTTCACCGACACCGACGACCTCATCGACTGGCTCCTGGCGGTCCGACCATGACCACCACCGGGGGTGCGCGATGAGCCCCCAGCGCGTGCAGATGAGCCGCCGGCGTCCCTGGCGCGCCGAGCACCCCGACGCCGTGATCGTCGCCAGGCCGTCGCGCTGGGGCAACCCGTTCCGCTTCCACGACGAGGGCACCGGGCTCGTGCACTACGGCCCCCGGCACCTCGTGCGGTTCGGGCGCGAGTGGGACTACGAGGGCCGGATCAGCGGACCGGGCAACCGGCACGACATGTGGTTCAGCCGCGACGACGTCGTCGAGACCCACGTCCGCTGGGCCACCCGCGGCGAGCTCGTCGAGCTGTTCCGGCTCACGATCACCGACCCGACGCCCGGGATGCTCCTGGCCTACCCGTCGCGCCACGGGCACTTCGTCAAGGCCACCGCCGAGGACATCCGCACCGAGCTCGCAGGCCGCGATCTCGCGTGCTGGTGCCCACTCGACCAGCCGTGCCACGCGGACGTGCTCCTCGAGATCGCGAACGGAGACCCGACATGACCGCGGCCCGCCGGGCGCGCAGGACCCGGCCGTCCACCCCGATCCACCGCAACGCCGACGGCTCGCGCACCGTGCGCGTGCAGCGCTCATGCGACGGGTGCGGGCTGCCGGTCGGCAACGCCACCGACGCCGAGCTCGCCACCGCGATCGCAGGCCGGGACCTGCCGTCGGTCGCGGCCGAGCACGGGTGCCAGATCCAGACCCAACCAACGCAGCCCGGGAGGCGCTGATGACCGACAACCCCGACCCGCACGTGCGGCCGTTCGTGGACTGGCTGCGTGAGCAGTCCGGCGGGCGCACGCACGACGAGCTCACCGACGCACTCGCCGAGCTCGTCATCGCCGTCAAGGACACCGGCAAGAAGGGGTCCCTGACGCTGACCATCACCGTGGCCCCGTTCGACAAGGCCACCACCAACACCCTGACCGTCACCGACCAGGTCCGGGTCTCCCTGCCCCAGCACGACCGCCGCAAGTCCATCTTCTTCGGCGACGACGCCGGGAACCTCACCCGCGAGAACCCCCTGCAGCCCACGTTCGAGGGCCTGCGTGAGGTCCCCGCCGCACCCACCCAGACCAGCCGCAAGGAGCAGCGCGCATGAGCGACGAGACCGTCGAGACCACCGACACCCAGGCCGCGATCGACGCCGGCGTGAAGCTCGCCGAGCCCCACCCGCTCGACGAGGCCCACCGGTTCTACGCCATCACCCCGGCCGACGGGTCCGACCCGGTCGTCATCGACCTCAAGGACAGGGCCCAGCACCTGGCCGACGCCCCGCTGCGCAAGAGCGGATCTGTGATCGTGCGCACCGCGGCGAGCCTCGTGGCCTACATCAACCGGCACCGCACGCCCGGCACCGAGGTGTGGGGCGACGTCGAACGCGTCGCCATCCGCGCCGTCCTCAACGGCGACGCCGTCGACGGCCCAGGGCACGGCGACCACACCGCGACGCTCCAGCTGCGCAAGACGCCGTCCTGGCTCGCCTGGGAGAAGGCCTCCGGTGCCCTCGGCTCCCAGCTCGCGCTCGCCGAGCTCATCGAGGACCGGGCCATCGACATCGTCTCCCCGCCGGCCGCGACGCTGCTCGAGGTCGCCCAGACCTTCAAGGCCGCCCGGTCGGTCGACTTCCAGTCCTCCAACCGGCTGTCCACCGGCGACGTCGAGCTGGTCTACCGCGAGCAGACCGACGCCAGCGCCGGCAAGAAGGGCGAGCTGACGATCCCCGAGACCTTCGAGCTGGCCCTGGTGCCGTTCGAGGGCGCGGGCACCTACAAGGTCATCGCCCGGCTGCGCTACCGGATCTCCGAGGGCCGCCTGGCCATCGGCTTCGTCCTCGAGCGCCCCGACGACGTGCTGCGCATGGCGTTCGACGACGTCGCCTCCGAGGTCGAGACCGGCATCGGCAACGACATCCCGGTCCTGACCGGCTGG